AAGGGGAAGGCACGCCGGTCGGCGTACCCTTTTTGCTGCCCGCCGTCGATCCGACGATTTGGAGAAAATACTCTTCTGCGGTAGCCTTTTGGCGTGCGTGGAGACGCCGGAGAAAACGCCAAGGATGGCAAAGGTTGTCTTGTTTGCGGCGGTGTCCTGCCACCGGCGCTCGGCTTCAAACCGCGTAAGTATTGCTCTCGTCGATGCCTTCGCACGGCCGACGGCAGGCCGCCGAAAACAGAGTCTGTCGCGTGCGTTTCGTGCGGTTCGCCCGTCCCGCAGGACGTGCGATCGCGAGGGCGATCAAGACTCCACTGCTCGAGCGAATGCAGGAGGCTCGCCAAAAGAAAGAAGCGAATTCACGCCAGGGCTTGCGAGCGATGCGGGAATCTGTTCACTCGCTTCAAGGAGTCGCGGTTTTGCAGCGACGACTGTAGGTACGAGCACCGGCTGGAAACGAAGCCGTGTGAGAAATGCGGCAATCTGTTCAAGCAGCGACACCGCACCTCTAGGTTTTGCTCGAATAGCTGCGCCGCATCCGTTTTGGCGAAAACCCGCAGGCCGCCTCCTGCTCGGAGGCAGTGCCTCTGTTGCCAGAAACCGTTTCGCAAGAAAAGCAGCAATCGAAATGCCGGCAAGTATTGCTCGCGAGAGTGCGCGTTTGAGGCGAGACGACTGCGGCTTCCATGCGCCAGACGAACTCGGCAGCCGGCAGCCACGCTCGCCGATCAGCTCGCTGTATGGTTTGGATCGTGGGGCAACGACGCCGGAGAGGTTATCAACTGTGGTGTCATCAGCGGCGGCCACAAGAGTAGGTGCATCAGACATGGATGTCATTACGAGCCATTCCCCAGGAAACTGATCCTTGAACGCGATGGCTGGACGTGCCAAATGTGCGGATGTGAGCTGCTCCGCAAGTGGTCAACGCTCAATGGATCGGGGACGCCGCACCCCCGCAACCCGACGATCGACCACATTGTGCCACTGTCTTATGGCCCCGCTGGCCCAGGCCACAGGCCGAGCAACGTCCAGGCCGCCTGCTGGTCATGCAACGTCAAGAAATCCGACTCCTTTGCGGGGCCATTGCCTACTGTGTAATACTCTTATCCATGGCGAGAGGCCCCGCACCAACGCCGAAGCACCTCCTCAAGCTGAGAGGCTCTGAGGAAGCCAACTACCGCGAGGAGCTTGGCACACCCTTGCATTCGCTGCCGTCGGCCCCCGACTGGATGCGGCCTGCGGCCAAGGAGATGTTCAACCTCGTCTGCGGCTACACGCAGCGCATGGGGACGCTAGCTGAGAGCGATGTCGAGGTGATCGCCCGCTACGCAATCATCTGGGATCGCTGGCGAGAAGCGGAAATGCAGCTCGCCAAGATGGATTCAGGCTGGGTCGAGGTGACGGCTCCAGACGGCTCTCTCCGATTCAGCCGCCCAAACAAGTGGCAGTCGCAGAGCAACCACTGCCACGAGCAACTCAGGCAGCTCGAGACTGTTCTCGGCCTGACTCCTGCCGACCGCACTCGAATGGGCTATCACGCCGAAAAGGTCGTGCTAGACCCAATGGACGCTCTTCTAGCCAAGCGTGGTTGACATACGTCAATTCATCGGCCTACTCAAGCACAGTCGCGGCGACTTTGCCGGGAAGCCTTTCGTCCTTGAGCGATGGCAGGACGAATATCTCGACAAGCTCTTCAACACGAAGAAGGCCGACGGACTGCGACAGTATCGGACGAGTTTGCTCGCTTTACCGCGGAAAAACGGCAAAAGCGCGCTATCTGCGGCCGTTGGCCTTTACATGCTCTGCTGCGACGACGAGGGGGCCGAGGTAATCGTCGCGGCCGGCGACCGCTCGCAGGCGGCGCTGTTACATACAGCGGCGAAGCAGTTCGTCGAAAGCTGCCCGTCGCTGGCGAAGCGGTGCAAGATTTACCGCAACAGCATCGTCTTCCCAGAGAAGAACTCGACGATGATCTGTATCTCCAGCGAGGCGGGAACCAAACACGGTTACAACCCGAGCTGCGTATTGGTCGACGAATATCACGTCTTCCCCGACCGAGAGCTGGTCGACGTGCTCGAGACGGGTACTGGTGCCAGGAGCCAGCCGCTCACCATCTACATCACGACGGCCGGCACCGACATGGACGGCCCGTGTTACAAGGACTGGCAGCGGGCGATCAAGATTCGCGACGGCGTCCTCAAGGACGACACATTCTTGCCCTGCATCTACGCCGCCGACCCCGAGGATGACCCGTTCATCGAGGAAACGTGGAAGAAGGCAAATCCAAACTACGGAATCACGCTAAAACCCGACTATTTCAGGCAATTTGCCGAGAAAGCGAAGCAGTCGCCGACCGACGAAGTCGTCTTCCGCACGCTGCACTTGAACCAGTTCCAGAAGTCGGAAACAAAGTGGATTAGGCACGGTGCCTGGGACGCCAACAACGCTCCGCTCCGGCCGACAGCGGGGCGGCCGTGCTGGTGCGGCGTCGACCTCGCCAGCACTTTCGACACGACGGCGTTCGTGGCGGTATGGCCGGATGTCGACGGAACGTATGACATCCAGGCGATGTTCTTCATCCCAGAGGAGAACGCGATCAAGCGGAGCCGAGAGGATAGGGTGCCGTATCAAGCCTGGGCCAAGGACGGTTTTGTTACACTAACAGATGGTGACATAACGGATTATGACGTAGTCCGCGACTACATTCTCTCGTTTTGCGAGAAGAATGCGGTTCGGTCTATCGCGATTGACCGCTGGAACGCTGTTCATCTGACAACCCAGTTGACCGCCGAAGGCATCGACGTGAAGCCGTTCGGACAGGGTTTTGCCAGCATGAGCGCGCCCAGCAAGCTGCTCGAGACTCTTGTGGTTGGCAAGAAGCTGCGGCACGGCGGCAACCCCGTCTTGGCGTGGCAGATGTCGAACGTGCAGGTGAAGGTAGACGACGCCGGGAACATCAAGCCGACCAAGAAAAACAGTCATTCCACGGCCCGCATCGACGGCGCGGTCTCACTGATCATGGCCTTGGGCATCGCCTCTGGCGAGAACCACGGCAATACCGACGAACCAACCCTCATGGTGCTCTAGCGTGGACAAGATCGACGAGGAAGTCTCCGATCTGATTGAGCTTCGCGGCAATCTCTCCCGCATTTTTGAGGAGATTACAAACACTCGTCGCACCGCATCCGGCGTCACTGTATCACCCGAGACGGCTCTGGAATGCACGGCGGTTCTCGCCTGCGTGCGAGTGCTGTCGGAGTCGATCGCCAGCCTCCCGTTCAACGTCTACCGCAGGCTCCCCGGCGGCGGCAAGGAAATCGCCGAAGAGCAGCATCTGCACGAGGTACTCTGTTACCAGCCCAACTCGTGGATGACAGGTTTTGAGTTCCGCGAGCTGCTGCAAAGCTGGCTTTTGCTTTGGGGCAACGCCTACGCTCACATCAAAGGTGGCCGGCAGGGCGGCGTGACTGAGCTGATTCCGCTGCATCCTTCGCGGATGGAAGTCAAGCGGCTGACCAACGGCAAGCTGCGGTATTACTACACCGAACCGACGACGCCGATTCAGCCGCAGGTGCATGTGACCGAGTATCGGCAGGACGAAATTTTTCACTTGCGATGGCTCTCGTCGGATGGGGTGACAGGATTTGTGCCAACCACGCTATCGCGGGATGCGATAGGGCTGGCGAGGGCCACCGAGTTGCACTCGGGTGCGTTCTTCGGGAACAACGGACAACCCGGCACCTACATCGAAACCGACCAGCCCCACAAGCCGGAGGTGCTGGCCCGCTTCAAGGAGCAGTGGAACGACGCTCATCAGGGGCCGGATAAGGCGTACAAGACCGTCGTTATGCCGTTTGGCTTTCACCGCAAGCAGATTGAAGTTCGGAACGACACATCGCAGCTCATTGAGACCCGTCGCTACCAGTGTGAAGAGGTCAGCCGAGCCTACCGTGTCCCAGGTCATTTGATCGGCGATTTGTCGAATGTGCGATTCTCGACGGTTGAGCAATCGGCCATCGACTTCGTCACCTTCTCGCTGATCCCGTGGTGCCGCCGATGGGAAATGGCGTGTCGCCGCGATCTCGTAGTCGACGACAAGCAGTATTTCTGCCAGTTCGACACGAACGCGCTGATGGTGGGCGACTACGCCGCGCGGTCTCAGTTCCTTCGGGAGATGGCGAATCTCGGTGCGCTTGATGTCGACGAAATCCGTTCGCAGATCGGATACAACCCG